AGAACATGCTTCCTTGGGAAAGAATTGTTTATGTCACGCTGCTTAATCAGTACATAGAACAGAAGAACGCAGAAGCAACTCAACAGAGATGAACCCAGCACAACCGCCAGAAGGAATACTAGATCCCAAACAACCTTATTGGCCTGCTGATAAGGTTGGTGAGATTACTTGGTTGCGTCTAAAGGGCAAACTAACTGGCAGAAGAGTAGAAGGTATAAGTGAAAACTTTACATCTTATGTAGACCTTGGTGATGCTGATGCTGATAGGTTGATTGAAAACATTAAGAAGTATGGTAAGTATCCACAGGTCAATCAGAATGATAGGTATGGTGGTGCATATAATAATGAAGCATATCAGAAGTGGTTGGTAGAAGAGTTCCTTGAGAAACCATTTAGGGAAGAAACAAATAAAAAGATTGAAGAAGCAGAGATTGAAAGAAGAGTAAAGGAGATACAAGAAAACAAAAAAAAGATTGCTAATACTTTAAACAATAAACCACAACCAGAGGTTCAACCACAGGATAAACTAATCCCAGCAGATCCTTTAGACATTCCTGATCCCTGGGAAGGTAGCGAAACGGTTCCAAATATTATTACTCCTGTCACTACCAAACCAACATTACTGTTGCCACCAGCAAAAGATCTTAAAGATCTTGAACCTGAGGTAAAGAAATCACAGCAGAAGCAGAAGAGACAAAAGAAAGAAAAATCTTTCATCATACCAGAAACTCTTAGTCCTGAAATACAAACTGCGATCAGGAATTTTTCTGGTAATCTTGATAGTGTTCGTAGGCAAATGTCTAAACAGACACGAATACTGCAACGCAGAGAAAGAAACTATAGAAAAATTATAAGTGGATTGGAGTCCACTAAGTTTTTACTTGGGCAACAAGTAGAAAACTCTAGAGAGGCGTTGGATGATTTAGAAACGCAACAAAGAATTACCAAAGCATATAGTGCTCCTATTGGACCACAACCAACAGAGTCACCTACACCATGGGCATCAGCGGGTCCAGAAGATGCAGGTAATAAACAAGGATTCACACCACGATTACCTGCGGAGAAATTATCTCAGGGTGGATTTCTTAATACTCCATATCCAGCAAGGTTTTCTGAAGGAACCGCTGGATATCCAGACACACCTATTCCAGGATTTGCTGAGGGTGGAATAAACACGGCATCTAACTTCGGTAAAAAGATGCTACAACCTGGCATCTATGATAATCCAACAATAGGAACTCTACCACCAAACTCTGCTGTTGTTCCGTTGAACAGGAACTTTGGTAAAAAGTTGATGGGTCAATATGATACTCAACAATATATTCAAGCACTTGGCGAGACAATGTTCAAACCAATCAATGCTTTGCTTGGTGGTGCTCTGGTTACATTAGGAGATATTCTTAGAAACCTTGGACCTTTTGCTGGATATTTTAATTTGGGATTGAAATCTTTATTTGGATCTTTATCTGGTTTGTTGAAACTTCCTGTAAACATAATATTAGATTTGTTAGGTGGTCCAGCATATACAGGAACTCAAGTTGATAATGAAGAAACAAAATCTTTTTATGCTTCCTGGAAAGCTTACATGGACAAAAATAATTTGTTTTTTCCTGGTGGTGGTTTTGCTCCTGGAGCTCCTGGAGGTGGTGGAGATGCTGGCGCAGGTGAGGGACAAGATTCTGGAGGACCAGAGGCAGAATGGATGGGGGGATTACAATATGCACCACCTTCCAATCCTTTCGAAGATACTGATGGTCAAGAAACTGGTATTGATATTTCACTAAAAGGTAAAGGTACAAATGGTTATGGTCAAGGATTGACGATACGAAATCCTATTGATAATTTGTATTACTTTTCTAAAGTTCCAAAAGGATTTCAAAATGCTGGCGGTCCAACGAGAGGGATTCAGGGAACACCGAGAAGAGTTAGGAAAGGAACAGGACCAGGTGGATTTGGTCATTGGGCAACATATTATATCAAAGACAACGATGGCACTTTTTATGAATTAATGATAGGTCACTTGGATAGACCAGCTCCAACTTGGAATGATACTGGAAGCGGTGTTAAATTAAATAAAGGAGTGAAGATAGGAGTTCAGGGCGCTAGTGGATCATCGGTTGGTAATACGCCAGATGGAACTTATGATCACATGACAACTCACGTCAACTCTCCTTATAGAAGAAATCCAGCAAAATCTGGACAACTTTTAATACAGTGGGCAAAAGAATTAGATGCTTATAAATCACTAACTACGCCTCGGCAACCACCGATCGCTGGACTAGAAGTTGGTGGTGAAATAAAAGCAGGAAAAATTAGTAACTTATCTAATACTTTCACTGATATATTCCACAGCAACAGCAAGCAACCTGTTATAAGCACACCTATAAAATCTATAAGTACACCAACTGGTGCTTCTCCTCTACCAAAAGTTCAAAGAATTACAACAACTCCTATTGCAACATCAACAAAAACAAAACCAAAGGTGTATAACATACAAGCACCACAGACAGGTCCATCTATTCAAATGATTCCAACACCTACATTTAAACCACAATTTATCATGATTGATATACCAACAAATGATATTTTGGAATCAAATGAGATTAGGAGGATGATGTGATGGTACAAACACTGAACGAATATATTTTTAATAAGGCAACTAACAAGAGACCTTCAGCATCTCCTGCTGATTCTTCGTCTAGTTTAATTGAATATGTTGTTAACAGAGTCATGAAGCGTAATGATTCTGGTCAATCATTTGAAGAGCAACTTGACAAAGCATTTCAAATGCTTGGTAAAAAAACTTCTGCTATCAAGAAAGAACAATTTAAGCAAATCAAAATTGCTACAACTTTATTAGAGAAGCAAGAGGATTCTCAGAAATTAATTACTGACATATTAAATCTTACTCAAGAAAAAACCATATTAGAAAAACAATTTTATGAAAGAATTTTAGAGAATCAAACACCACCAGAACCACCATCAGAACAACCACCAGAACAAAGTGTTCCTGAAGAATTACCTGTTAAGGAAGAGTCAAAAGAATCGAAAGAACAAGCGTTACCAGAGACAGAAAAATTAGCATCTGGAGGGACTACGGAAATGTCACCACCAGCGCAAAAAAGCAAAAATTTAAATGAAAGAGATAAGCAAATCAAATTCGCAGATGTTATACAGTTGCAACCAAAAGCTTCTGGAATTGTTGCTGTATCTATACTTAAAGAATTTTTATCTGCTCTCGGTCCTCTTGCTGGATTCTTTAAACCATATGTAAAAAACATAGCGACTCCATTTGCTATTGCAATGGGAGTCAGTCAATCCATTATTAGTAACTTATTGGGTGGTCCAGTACAAGCAGGAGAATTCAAATTAAAAGAATATCAAAAAGATTTTGGGAAAACTTGGAGTAAGTTTTTGAACGACGATAACTTTATTTCATTGTTTATTGATAGAACAGTTGATAAACTAACTGGAGAAGTAATTGGAGGATTTGTGCCAGCTAATTGGAAAGATGATCCAGAATTTACAGCAGAACTAAATCGAGTAGCACAAAAATTTAACATCAACGCTAATGATCTTCTCGCTGTAATGTTAATTGAAACTGCAGGAACATTGAATCCATCTATAAGAAATCAAGATGGTAGTGGCGCCGTTGGATTGATTCAGTTTCTGCCAATAACAGCAACAGCACTTGGGACAACTACTGATAATCTTGCTAAGATGACAAGAGTACAGCAAATGAAATATGTTGAAAAATATTTGCAGTACTGGAAGCTTCCCCAAGGTGCTACTGCAGGTCATTTATATACAGCAGTATATTTGCCCGCATACATCAATAAAGATGTTCTCTCAGTAAGAGGTGAGGCAAATTACGAGCAAAACCGTGGTCTGGATTACAATAATGATGGTAAAATTACCAGGAGTGATCTAGACGCACATGTAAATAATGCAAAGAAACAATACAAATTGGAGAAAGGGGATGATATAGGTGGCAATAAATTACCTATGATGCCATATATGTTAATTGGTTCTAAATCAGGTTATGATGTAAACATTCAAGGACATGATGTAACTATGCATGGTGCCGAAGTAGTTGTTCCATTTGGAAATGGTTTTCAAGTATTCCCTGTAATGAACAGAAGATATAATATTATAGAAGATCCTGTTGGTGTTATTGATAGATGGAGACAGATTGCACAAGGATCTAATTCAAAATTAAGTTCCTTTGTTTCTGGAGGCACCGCTGATTTTTGGAAAATAGCTGCCCTTGCATCAAAAGAAGACAGTTTAAATCCTCAAGGACAGGCAGATGTTGCACAAGCATTATATAATCGTGCAGCAATTGGTTCTTATCCTGGGGGGAGATCTATTGGTGCAATTATAACAGCACCAGGGCAATTTGAACCAACTTTTCATAACACTGAATCCTGGGCAGCAATTTGTGATAGAAAATCTGCGATTGTAGCTGCTGGCAATGCACAGAAAGTTGATATGGCAGTAAGGTCTATTACAAATTCATCTTTACAAAAAGAGGCACAGAAATTTGTTGGGGGAAGAACAGATTTTATGGGGGAAACTCAGAAGAAACATATGAAACCCGGAGATGTAACTAGAGGACGAGGATATAATTTTCATGGTTGGTTTTATGATGCTAAGCTTCCTAAACCAGCACCTGTGCCTAAAGTTGTTTCTGCTCAAACTGTTAGTACCGTTGCTGGGTCAAGTAATAAACCAAAAATTATTGTCAACCAAGTAGGTGGTGAATCGTCGCCATCATTTATACAGCAGGTGCAACAGACCATAACAAGATTGATACCAGTTCCTGTATTTAATTCTCAAAGATTGAGAACAGAATTAAATATGAAACGCACCAAATAAATAATTTATAAGGAAGGATTGATAGATGGCAGAGAGTAGCTTAACGGGATTTCTATTAAAACAAGCATTTAAATCTCGTGATGAAGCGAAAGCCGAAAAAGCGAGACAAGATAAAGTAGTTGAAAGTGATAAGAAAATAGACGATAAAGATCGTAAGGGTTTGTTCCGCAAAGCATTCACGAAGAATGTATTGAGTGGATTGTTTGGTGGAAAGAGTGCAACGGGTGGCGGTAGTTCTACTGCTATTGGCGCTATGCTTGGTGGTGGTAAAAAGAAGAAGCAAAAACAACCCAAAGATGGTGGAGGAAAATCATCAGGGGGAAAAGCAAAAGGATTAGAAAAGATCCTGCTCATTGGTTTCGGATCTCTAGCAGCAGATACTACTACTATCGGTGGAGGACTTGCTGCTCTCACTGAGATTATGAATTCGCAACTGAATGTTGAAAGCGATATATCATCTAACATTCAAGGTATTAATGCCATACTTGCTGATCAACTAGAAGTTCAGACATCATTCCTTGATGCTATAGGACTTGGTGGTGGTCTTGGTGGTGGAGGAGGTGGTGAAGGTGGATTATCTAGTTTATTTGGGGGCGCTGGAGCAGGTTCAACTACAAATGAATCTTCTCTTACTGGATTATTGCTTGAGCAATTCAATAAACTCAAAGATTTAGCAATGAGTTTTGGTGGTGGTGCTGCCCTGCAGGCTGCCCGTCAGGCAGGTATGAAAGGTCTTGCTCGGGCAGGGGCTGCTGCAGCACCTGCTGCTTCTGTACTAGGAGTTGGTGCATTGCTCAGTGCTGGTGGTGAAGGCATGTTTCAGCTTGGCAAGACGGGAGACCAGTCATTGAAAGATAGAAGTAAATTGATAAAAGAAAAGGAAGCACGAGGAGAAAATACTTTCTTAGATAAGACATTACAATATGGGCAGACAGGTCTTGGAGAAATAGGAAAAACAGTAGGTGTTGCTGCTGATGTAGGTGGAGCACCAGTGAGAATGCTTGGTGAATTAATTGCTAATCCTTTCTTAAATGAGAAGCAGAAGAAAGAGCAGGCAATGAATTTGGCAAAGTATGACACTCGTATCAGAGAACATGCTCGTGGTTGGATGAATCGTATTGACTTCTTAAATGTTATTTCTGATGAAAAGGGTGGGTTTGGAAATATCTACGGTAATCAAGCTGCTACTAAAGAAATGGCAGGCAAGATGGCAGCAGGTGGTAGTAAGGCAATGATAGGCGAGGCAGGTAAAGAGGCAGTTGTTCCTCTACACTCTGCAGATTCACCAGCAAAATCCAAGATAGGAATGGATCCTTCTATGCAAGCATCAGCTGGATCAATGCTTGCAGTTACTGATCAGTTCATCAAATCTATGGGTCCACTTGGAGGTTCTGTATCTCAAGCGTTGGGTTCTGATATCAGTAATCTTGCTAAAACATTTGGTATGTCACAGACGCTTCCTAATCTTTCTCTAGGTGGTGATAAGTTTAGAGAAGATACTACTGCTAAAAAAGATCGTGAAAAGTTTTTGAAAGAATTGATTGCAGGATCTTTAGAAGCATTGGGTGCTAAATCAAAACCACAATCACAATCACAACCTGAGAGTCCATCAATAAAACCAACCTTAAATAAACCTTCTCCTCCAGAAACAAGAAATCCAGTGTCTAATCCAGATCCTAATTCACCTAATCCACCTTCAAATGGAAGCAATGGAAAAGCAATGGGTGCTCGATATACTGATCCCGGAAGTCAACCGGGTGCTGTTATTCCTGATTTAAGTAAAAAAGAAGCAAAAAACATGGGGTTGGGTAATAAAAAAGATAATCAAAAATATATAGAATTCCAACCAGGGTCAAAATTACGTGATAAGTATCATATACTTCTTAATGCTGCTAATGGTTCATATGAAGTTTGGGAAAAACCAGGCATATTTAATTGGGCGCCTAAGAGAATATTTCTTGGACAAAAACAAAATTCTAACGTTGTAGAGAACAGTGCAATAGCAGAAGAAGCTCATAATTCAGTCAAAAAGTTTATGATAGATAACATGCCAAAAACTGGACAAGCTTTAAAATGGTTATCTTCAGATGATATACTAGGAGGATATGGCGGACCAAATAATGAGAAAGGAGGATCTGTTAAATCATTTCAACAAGGTGGCAAGGTAGTTCAAAAGCCATGGTGGGATTTCTTGGGTTGGGTAACTGGATTACAAGAAGTTCAGAAAGGAACAACTGGAATCTATTCAAATTCTCCAGCGGGAAGAATTGCTGAGGCATCAGCGCAGAGAAATAGAATGATGAAAGAACTTGGTTATGAAAGTGGTGGCATCCTGACTGGAGTAAAAGCATCAGCATCAACACCAAAAGTAGCACCAGTTTCATATGCACCTATGGCAACAGCAGAAATAGAATCAACTGACATCGGTGCTATTGTAAATATAATAGGTTCTCAAACACAACAAGCAATACCAGTCATGTCAGATAATAAAGGTCCAACAACATCAGATTACGTAGCGGCACCTACTGGTGGCGGTTTGGCATTTACTGTATTATCATCAAGTCAGTGGGGTGGATAAAAAATGTTAGATCTTAATGCCGCAGTCAAAGAAGTTTATATCACTGACTTAAAAGGAAAAAAACATATGCTAACTGGTACAGGACCAGAAGCACAGATCAACGCCATTCGTATCTATGAGGGAATGGAGATGCCTACTATTGCTGCTGAGATAGAAATTATTGACACAGCAATTAACCTGATTGCCACTGCTCCTATCGTAGGCACGGAAGAAGTGGTAATTAAATTAATTGCTCCCATAATTTCACAAAAAGAATACACTTATAAGTTTGTCGTATACGGCATTAGAAACAGAATTGTTTCTAAAAATGCACAGATGTATGTGCTTGACTTGTTCACACTTGAGGCATTGAAAAACGAAGTGTTGCGTGTTGGTAAAAAATTAGAGGGAACTGGTGAACAGATTGTTAATGACATTTTGAAAAATTATCTAGAAACAGATAAGAAAATAGATACTGAACCATGTAAATATAAGATGAAAGAGATTCCTTCTCTCAAGAGACCTTTCGATCTTATTACTTCTATTCTTCCTGAGTGTGTATCAGGAAGCACAAATCCTCAGCAAAAAGCACAACCATCCTCTACAAATAAATCGGGATCTACAACAAAAGCAGCAGGAACAACCGATTCGCCAACTGAAACAACAGCAACAATCATATCTGGCACAGCTGGATATGCATTCTTCGAAACTTATGACGGATATGTGTTTAAATCTTATGATCAATTAATAAAATCAAATGAAAAGCATAAGGGATACTTATATGGTTATGCACAAACACCCGAAAGTGATGCAGAAAAAAATGCTTTTAAAATTTTAAATTACTCTTTTGGATCTCAAGAAAACATTCTAAAGAAAATGAGATACGGTGTGTACTCTTCAATGATTGCTTTCTTTAATTCATCTACTCTTGAGTACGAAGAGTATATGTTCTCTCTTGATAAAGAATATCAACAGATGGCGCACTTAGGAACAGATGAAAAGATTCCAGAACAAATTAAAAATTTCTCCAAGTATCCATCGAGAATTATGTTGCAATTTTATGATCATGAGACATATCATAATGGTATAGATATAGCAAATCCGCAGCAAGCAGGATCTAAAGGCGGCACTCCATTCCCAGATTTTAGAAAGCAGTGGATGGCACAATCGATTAGTAGAAGTATCATAATGAAAAATCAGATCCTAAATATTACTATACCTATCAATCTTGAGTTGCGGGCGGGAGATAAATTGAGAGTTAGATTACCTAATCAATCTGTTTCTTCAGAAAGAGAAAAACAATTATATGATGAAAAAAATAGCGGAGTTTATTTAATCAACAAAGTTTCTTATGAAGTTTTGAGAGACAATTCCAAGGGATTGATTGCGGTATCAAATCTAGAATTAATCAGAGATAACCTAGGTAGCTAAAATGATATACAATAACATTACTGATCATATTAAAGAAAACCAAAGAAGAATGAATGATCCAATGATTTCTTATCAAGCACGAAGGCACGTTGAAGAAGAATTAGAATCTTTGGAAAAGTATCATAGCAGACATCCAGAAGATTCTCACGATCCAACTTCATTAGAACTTTATTGTGATGATAATCCAACGGCATTTGAATGTAAAATTTTTGATGTGTAGTTCTTATGTTGTTACCTGAATTAAATACGCCTGTAGGATTTGCTGGTAAAGATGGATTTTACTGGTGGATTGGTCAGGTAGAAACTGGTAAGGATATTAAAAATTCTAACAGATACAAAGTTAGAATTGTTGGACAGCATCTTAAGAGTTGCGAGGCAATTCCTTATGATGATTTGCCTTGGGCAACTATCATGCTGCCCGTCACACATCCTTCGAGTTTAGGTAATAGTAACTATACACCAGCAAGATTACAAAAAGGTGATTGGGTGATTGGATTTTTTCTTGATGGTGCATCAGGGCAGCATCCAATAATCATGGGTCAGATGCAGCGTGTTACTGCATCAACAAAAAACGATTCGTTGGATACCAAACAAAGTGCAGAAGAATGCCTTGGATATACTACCTATGTTCCGCCTACAAATCCAACAGTTGCAATACCAGTGGTGCCAGCGGGAACAGAACCAACCTCATCGAATAGACAAACGGGAACAGCAGAACCTTCTGCTGCATTACAAGCATCGGCCGGAGAAAATAATCCAGGCAATCAAATGGGTAGATATGCCTGTCATCCTATAGCAGACGCTGGATGTAAAGACACTGGCACTGCCAAAACAAAGATGGAACAGGTGTTTACTGAAATTTTTGGTAGTATTTCTAAAAATGGTGGCACTATTGGAACCAAAATGCTGAGCGAAGCAACTGGTCAGGTATTTGATTATGCAAAAACAGCAAGAGGTTATGTCACCAGAGTGTTTGGCGTAGCGAATGCATATCTTAGAAATGCTAAGTTTAGAATGATTGCTTTGATTAAACAAGGCATAGAACAACTTATTAAATGGTTGATGGGTGTTCCTACACCGCCAACGGGGTCACCAAAGTCAGGTCCAGTTACTAAGAAAAAAAATGTAGGATTTCTTGGTAAGTTAATTAAAGATTTGAATGATAGATTGGGTGCAATTAACTGCCAGTTTGCTAATTTTGAAGAAAAATTGCTTGCATTTCTCACTAACTTAATTACAGAATTGGTTACTGATGTTGTCAGTGCAGCAACATGTGTTATCGAATCAGTTATTAGTCAGATTCTTAGCGAAATAGAATCATTTTTAACTGGCATTGTTGATGCTGTTCTTGGTCCTTTGCAATCTATTCTTGGTATCATAGCAAGTCCTTTAAATATTTTGGGAGCAGCTTTACAATATATCTTCCAACTCATAGGACTTAGTTGTACTGGACCAGATAATAAGTGCAGTGAGAAAACACAACACTGCACTGGATCAGCAAATAAAAAGAAACCAGGCGAAGATGATTTTGCAAAACTTGATAAATTAATATCGGAAATAGAATCAAAAGGTGTTATACCATTGCAATCAACATGTGACGAAGCTTATGCATTACCGTGTCCAATTGTTACTACAGCTGATGTAACTGGTGGTACGCCAGGCAAAGGAAGTATTCCTGGCACAACACCATTAGATCCTCCCGATAATGAATACGAAATTGTTTTACCCCCACTCGTTGATGTTATTACAGTGGATCCTCCTACTACGCCAACAATACCAACATTTCCCCCAGTCAACGTAGATATTGATAGTTTTGCTACTTTAATTTTAAGTGGGAAAGAAGATGTAACTGCATTGCTATATAACAATTCATTACCAACGCCAACGCCAACGCCAACACCAACACCAACGCCAACACCAACGCTATTACAAACTGCAATTTATTCAACTAAATCAAATGGATCTATTAGTTTAAGTGGCTCTTCTGCAATTACATTCATACCAATTGTTGTTGCTCCTACTCCTAGTTTAAATTTCTTGTTGACATCAAACAAATCTAGGGTAACTGCTGGAGAAAATATTTCTTTTACTCTCACTGTGATTTCTGGAACAGTAGCAGATGGAACTGAATATGATTACCTAATGTACGGAAATATAGAACGCACTGATTTCATAAACAACACAACGATTGGCAAAATTAGAATGGTTGGTGGAGTTGGTGTTGCTACGATTACTCTTTCCAATAAATTAAGCATTACATCTGATACTGTTGTTACATTTAGTGTGCTGGGTCCAAGAATTACAAAAGATTTTGTCATATACACAACCGATCCTCCCAATCCACCACCGCCACCCCCAGAAGAATTTAAACCACCTACTTTAGATGTGATTGTAGATGACAATGGTAAGATAATATCGATAATAATTCTAGATAAAGGAGATTCTTATTTAAGTCCTCCATTCGTAACGATTTATGGAGAAGGCATAGGAGGATTTGCTTCTGTGGAATTAGATGAAAATGGAAAATTAAAAAAGGTATTTGTTGATAGACCAGGCACAGGTTACACTCCAACGATTACAACAAATGATAACTGCTATATCGATGGATTCATAGTTATCAGACCAGGATATCGCTACGCTTCCGAACCTACCATATATGTTGATGGAGATCCAACAATAGCTAAAGCAGTAATTAATTCTACTGGTAATCTAATTGCAGTGGAAGTAATAAATAAAATTAAAACGTTTGGTGCATTTCCTTCTATAGAAATTGTTGGTGGTGGTGGCATGGGAGCTAAAGCAATACCATCATTCAATTGTATTGAACCTACTTTATATAAGAAGTATGTTGCCAGCGTGTCGCCATCTGGTGTAGATAGTGTAGTTGATTGCCCTAATGGCGATTGCGATGATTGCAGTGTGTGATGAGGAAAACAAATGGCAACTAGTTGGTTAGATTTACAAGCAAAATTAAAATCTGGAGTAAAAAGTTTTCCTAACCCAGTAAAAGGAAAGTGTGGAACTGGAACCAGAACAATAGACACTGATATAAATTTAGGTCTTCCTGGTTTAGATGGTATTGCTGGAGATCTTAACGGAATTCTTGGCGATGTACAAGGAGCAATTGATCAATTTGGTTCTGAGGTCATGGGAGTGCTTCAGGATATTGGTGCGTGGATTCCGCCTGATTTGCAGGGTAGCGGTAGTAGTTCTGCAGAAGCAAAACAAGCAGCAAAAATAGCAGACATTACTAAGCAAAATACACAGACAATAGAAGGCGGAAATATTGCCACCACTACTGGTCACAATGAACAAACAGGGCAATCATTCTATCAGATCAAGATGAGTTCTGGAACTGGAATGGCATTTGATACTGACGGTTCTATTCGTTTTAACGCTGCAGCAGATCCTCCAGACAGTCCTATTGCAGGAGATTTTGAAATCTCTAGATGCAATAGTTTTCTTGCAAACATAGAAGAATCTTGCATTATAACAGTTAACAATAAAAATAATATTTGTGGTGGTAAAGACGCAAATATTAAAAAATCATTAATGATTCTTGTTAATGGTGGTGATGTTGATTTAGAGGTAACTGGTGGTGATGTGAAAGTAAAATCATCAGGCAATATATCATTAGATGCTGGGAAAACTTTAGAATTAAGAGGAGCAGATATTAAATTACTAGCTGGTGGTGGAATTTCTGATGCGAAGAAAGCAGGGCAGGCAGCAGGAGAACAGTATGGCGGCATGATTGACTTGAGATGTGGCACATATAGGAATAGTGCTACTACAAAACAAACAATAGAGTCAGCAAAATATAGCACAGTTAAAGGTGAATTGACAATTGCTATGGAAGATCCAATGGCACGATTTAATATTGTATCTGCTGGTCATTTTATGGTAGATGTTAATGGCGACATTCTAGAAGAAAGTAGAAGTAAAGCGACTATTGTTGGCAGAATACCTAAAGTTGGTATTCCCGCTTTACCTATTTTGGGTAATTTGATTAGTCAAAACGCTCAATACACAGTAGTTAATGATCGTCCAATTATACCAGAACCATCAACGGGATCTACAGAATCACCTGACGCACAACCGATGATGCAAGTAGTTAATAGTGTAAGTGCTCAGGGCGGATTCAAAGTTAATTTAATGAGAGGAGATATTATTTTTAGTACAAAGCAAGGCAATCTCATTATGGGTAATGAAAAATCATTGATTGCAGACATCACTAAACCCAATACAGACGTTTCATTATCACCTGCGATTGTTAAAGGAGCTAAAACACCAGGAATGTATGTTGGATCGGATGCATCACCATTCCTTGCATTATACAATGCGTCATCAACTTATATGACAGCGGGCAAATTTACGCCAGGACCAACACCAACGATTAATTCTGTTGTTGTTACTCCTGCATCAGTAAATCTTACTGCTACCGCAATGACTAATAAAGTTATTGGTGCTATGACTAACAATTTAAAAGGAGCAGTTACTACAGATATCGCTGGTACAAACACTCTCAATATTAAGGGGGCAAACATTGAAAATATTACTGGTGCTAAATTAGCAAATGTTACTGGTTTTATCACAGACAAGTCGCCAGCAGGTGTGGTTATTGAGAGTCCAGGAGCAATTACAATTAGGTCAATAGGAATTATAGATATTACATCTGGTGATGCAATAAACATTACTGCTGGTGGTGCACTAACCATGATTGCCACAGCAATTCTTTTAAATTAATAGGCGATTTCAAAATTGACCTTTAATTACTAAAAGGTCGTAAAAAAAATTTTGGGTAATTTTTTGTTAAAAAAGTCGAGCTTGACATAATCTCCAAATATCTTTATACTAGCAATGTAGGACTTTGAGGTCTGGGTCTTATGAATTTTCAAAATACTTTTGAACAAGCTCTTGACAAAATCACGGTTGATATCTACAATAAGAGAGTAATCATTAGAGGCGAACATGGAACTACACTCATTTTTAAATGTGCTTCGATTAACGAACTAGTTGAACTCAAGCAACAGTGTTCTAGAGTTCTTAAATCAGAAAACTTTATTTACAGATAATGCTGGTTTAGCTATCTGGTGAAAGCACCCGACTCATAATCGGACACAGGTGGGATCGTTCCCCACAACCAGCACTTGACAATCAAGGCATCGCTTGTTATGATTGTTCTCTGTTTGGGAGTGTAGCCCAGCGGAAGAGGCAAACGACTTAAAATCGTTCAAGGGTGGGTTCAAATCCCACCACTCCTATCTCTCACTAAATATATTGTAGTGGGAATATTATGAAATACACACTCTCTCAAGCATATGTTTTTTATATGGGTGAGGTTGTTCGTATGTATTTTGTCCAAGGTCTTCCATATACATTTGATCAATTACCTCAAATTATACAAGACCATCCTGCTGTTCAAACAGAAGCACTTCAACATCGTGACTATGATGATGAAGATATGTTAAAAAATTCTAATTATCTAATAATGGAAGAAATGCACCCTCTAATGTTTGAAGTAGATATCGAAAATCCAGAATTATTGCCAAAAGATGATTGAAGAATTTTTTCTTTATTTTGAAGGCACATTTAATAACTGTATGCAAGCAATGTCGCATCCTACTAAGTTTGCGATGATTGAATTACTTCATAAAAAACTTGATAATAACCGTTTTCATTGCATCCAACAGTATTATGTTGACAAAGTTCCATATCGAAACAGTATTATTGAAGTAGTTTCCCATGACTCTCACTTAATTCTCAAATTTTTCAAAAATGAGGGATTGACATACTTGACTGGATGCGATGTAATAATGGAGAAGATGGGTTCTGAGTTTATCGGCAAAAATCTTTGTAATGAATGTTTTATAAAATGGCAAGATAAACAGACCCGCCTTCAAGCTACCAGTATTCTTGGGAATAACTACTATCATGTAATTGATCAAGGATACGATATAAACACTGGCGAGCAAATTTGGGGATCTTACAATGGTCCTTTTGAGTTCGTCAAATTGCCCTAATAGCTCAGTTGGATAGAGCAACGGTTTTGTAAACCGTAGGTCGTTGGTTCAAGTCCGACTTGGGGCTTCTGTGTGAAGGAAGACGCAAGACCCAGGAGATCGCTCCTGGTTTTTTTGTATAAATAACACAGAAGAAATAAACATAATTACGGGTAACTGAGTAATGCCATTAACGAGATTAGATAATCTACTTTCAAGTAAAACTGGTAAGTATCTTTATGTTTCTCCTGACGATTTTAATGCGACAGACGCTTTAGATAATAGAGGAAATTCACCAACTAGACCATTTTTATCGATTCAGAGAGCTTTTCTTGAAGTAGCAAGATTTTCGTATTTACCTGGCATTGATAATGATCGTTTTGATCAATTCACAATCATGCTGTCTCCCGGTGTACACCATATTGACAACAGACCAGGCATTGAAAACGTAGATGATCTTCCTGTATTTCAGTATAATCAGGCGCTTGGTGAGTGGGAAACAAACAGTAATGTGAGTTTTGATTTAAGCGATCCTAACAACATTCTTTACAAGTTTAATGGTCGTGATGGTGGTGCTACCATTCCTAGAGGTACTTCACTCGTAGGTATGGACTTGCGTAGAACTCAATTGCGCCCATTGTATGTTCCTGATCCTGCAGATAAAGATGTTCCTCGTTGTTCGCTATTTAACGTAACTGGTGGTTGCTATTTTTGGCAATTCACTATTCAAGATGGAGATCTTTCTTCTAATTCTCCGTTATATGATGCAACTGCTGGTATAGGTAAGGTATACACTCAACCAAATGACACTGTTAATAAATTAATACCAGAATTCTCTCATCACAAAATTACTAACTTTGTATTTGCTGATAGACAAGATCTTGGTCTTCTCTACAGAAAGATTTCGCATGTTTTCAGTGATTATCAACCACCTATCGATGACGTATTTGTAGAAGGAGAAACACAACCAATAACCGAATATTGGTCTTCTACAGTTAATTACTCTGCTGGCAATAAAGTTTTGTATAATGGTCAAGCATATTTGGCATCTACTAGTTCAATCAATTCTAGACCAAATGTGAATCCAAATAAATGGTCATTAATGATCATTCGCAGCAGGGAGTTTGATTTCAGAATACAGGAAAATAGAATTGTTGGACCACTACAAGATGCTATTCGTCTTGAGGAAGTAAGAGTTGATGATTCAGTACCAGTTGGTATTACTACTCTTACTGTTCGTACAAAAATTAATCATGGATTTTTTCCTGGGCAATATGTTGCTATTACTAACAATGGTCTTAATGATACATTAAATGGAGTTTTCCAAGTAGCAAGTATTAGCGCAACAGATCCAAAAGTATTTACATATCGTGTATCTTCTACAGCAACTGGTCTAGGTCTTGTAAGCGGCACAACCTACACTGCAGCATCTTCACCCCCTCTTGACACTAACTCTACCGTACAGGCGGAGGTAGATAGCGTAGAATCTGCATCTCCATACGTCTTTAACGTTTCAATTCGTTCAACCTGGGGTATTTGTGGTATTTGGGCAAATGGTAGGAAAGCTAGTGGATTTAAATCCATGGTTATTGCTCAGTACACTGGTGTTTCTCTACAAAAAGACGATAGAGCATTCATTCGTTATGATGAGTTTAGCAACACTTGGAACCAAGCACCGTTAACCGATGCATTTGCAACTACTCCTTATCACATTAAGGGAGATGCATATTGGAAAGATGATTGGAGAAACTTCCACGTTAAGGCATCTGACGACTCCTTCATTCAGTGCGTTTCGATTTTTGCTGTAGGTTTTGCTGATCACTTCTTGATGGAAAGTGGTGGTGATATGTCAATCACCAACTCTAACTCCAACTTTGGTAATACTTCTCTACACGCTATTGGTTTTAAAGGATTTGCCTTTAACCAAGATAAAGGTGGATACATTACTGATATTATTCCACCAAAATTATTATCAACTCTGAATGTAAATAGAAAACAGTATTATACTTTTGATGTTCCTTTAATTAGAGGAACTTCGCTGAATCCTAACTCTACTAGATTATACCTTGGAACTGAAGATGCTCGCAATCCAGAAGATCGCCCAGCAGGTTCTATTGATGGATATAGATTGGGTGCAAAAAGAAATGAAAAGATTTTTGTAAAACTTGACGCATCTGCTTCTAAATCAGCAGATCTTATTCATTCTGGTTTTAAAAAATGGACTGCCTCACTTTCCACGTTAAATCCTATTGGTGTTGGATTTACTACTGAGTTTAATTTGAAGCAAGATGCTGCTAACTTAATTGATGCTAATAAGACATTCATTCAAGCGGAAGCATTTGGATATATTCTCGACAAATATCCAAATCTTCAAAATATTCCTTATGTAAATCCAAATATTACTTCTGAAACTGGACGCTATAGAGATGCTTCTACATTAATTAAAGCGAACAGACAAGAAATTATTGATTATGCTTTCTCTAAAATACAAATCGCATTTCCTTCATTCGTTGTTCCTGGTGGAGGAAATGCTGATGAAAAATGTAAGCGTGATATTGGATATATTGTAGACGCTATCGCTGACGATTTATACAGTGGTGGTAACTCCAATATGATTGATGCCACCAAAACATATTTTAACTCTTCTGGTCAACTAATCAGCAATGGTCTTGCTGGAGAAGAAACTCAATCAATCTTTGCTTTCAATAGAGCAAAAGATTGGTGTAAGAAAGCAATTTCAAACCTACTAACAAACACTTCTCTGTTAGATAACCCTGCTCTTTCTGCATCTGGTACTACGATTACTGTAACCACTGCAACGCCACATAATCTACAAGCAAATGATTTTGTAACAGTTGGTGGTGCTACACAAACTCAATTTAACGGTAGGTATCAAGTTCTTTCTGCTGGATTAACCTCAACTCAGTTTAGATATACTGTTACATCTGCTCCTAGTGTAGCAAATGCAACTGGAGCTGTCTATGTTTCTACTATCACAATCGATCCGTTAAATGATGATGCGAATGTAGGAAGATTTAAGGATGCAAGTAAATTAATTACTTCAAACAGGCAAGAAATTATTGATAGAGCAGCTGCAGAAATTGCTGTTCAGTTTCCCGATTTCTATTATCCAGGTGATCCTCAAACTACATCAACTTCTAGATATAAAGATGCATATCGTTTAATTCAGCAAAATAAACAAGAAATTATTGATGGCGCTTATGCACAAATAATAATTGATTTTCCATCTTTTGTAAATCCAAATGAAACTAAGTGCAAAAGAGATATTGAATATTTCATTGATGCAGTTTCTTTAGATGTTGTACAGGGTGGTGGTAACGTATATTCTCGTAAGTTTGTTCAGCAATATTTTGTAGATGCAAGTACTCCATTACCTAATGGTTTACTCGGAGAAGAAGGTCCATCTGTTTCTGCATTTACTAAAGCTCGTAACCTAATGAAGGCAGCTCTTGCCAACCAACTTACAATTAAAGATCTTACCATTACTGCTGGTAAAGCAAACTATAATGGAACTGGTTTGACTATTGCAAACACAGATGCAGTATCTTGTGCTGATGTTCAATTAGCAATTGATACCCTTTCTTTCTTAATTACTTCAAGAATTGCTGCAGGTAATCTTACAGGATTACCTGCAGAATCATTTGGGTCTTCGCCAGCAGGAGAAACTAAGTGTAAGCGAGATATTGCATATATTGTTGATTCGATTGCTCAGGATATTTTCTGGGGTGGTAATGAATTTACGGTAGGTTCAGTTAGAGAGTATTTTACTCAAGCAGGTACACCAATTCCAAATGGTCTTGTTGGCGAAATTGCACAATCTGTTGCTGCATTTAATAAAGCAAGAGAATGGTGTAAGCGAGCAATTACCAATCAACTTTACGCTAAGAATTTAAATATATCTACTGGACCTGCTGTTGCTAGTGGGTCAGGTGGAAATATTTCATATACGCAATCTGGAAATGGAGCAATTTGCATTGATGTTCAATCAACGGTAGATTCTTTGTTTTCTATTGTAACTAGTGTTATAAATGCTGGTAATATTAATGCGCTTCCAACAGTAGACAATGGCGATTGGGATTGTGCTAATGTAAGACGAACTATTGATACTTTAGTTAATATTATTAATAGTTCTCTTCTTGCTGGTAATTTAAATAATTTGCCAGTTAGAAATATTGGTCCATGGTCTCAAGTAAGTGATGCAAGTAAGTGTAAGCGTGATATTGGATATATTGTAGAAGCTATTACATCTGATTTGAAATTGGGTGGAAATATAAACACTATTAATGCCGCTGAATCATATTACACTGGTACTCAATTAGATTATATTGAAAATGAAAAGTTAGAAACTCTTGATGCATATCGTTATGTAAGAGATTTGGCGATTTCTGCAATGAGAAATCATAACACCTACATTTCTAATGCATCTACAACTAACGGATCTTCGATTGTAACTATTCCAAGCACAGTTGGTCTTGCAATCGGCATGAAGGTTCGCAGCGTTGCAGCAATTCCAACGTCTTCATCAAGTACAATTACATATACAACAAATATTCCTACCACTGCATATATTAAAAAAATTGGTGATGGCTTAAACGGTCTCGCTACAAATAAAATTCAACTTGGTACTCAAGGAAGCAAATTTGATATTGGATCAAATGTTAATGCTACCGCTACTTCCACTGGAGTTAATTTATATGTTGAATTAACTCAAGGAGTTTGGAGTACAGAATTAGCTCCATCAACTGATTTTAGTATAACTCAAGATTATAATTACCTTACTCCTGGAGATATTGCAACTGGTGCTCCTGGTGGAGAATGTGCTAGTGTTGCAAGCACGCTCGTTAATTATTATCAAATTTTATCTACTGTTATTAACAGTGGAGTTGGGTCGGTTCCTAGAGTTGCATCAACTTTAAATACATCTGGTCTTGCACAAAGAGCTACTCTATTTTCTCTCACTGAGTTTGATAGCAATGGAATTCCCACAACTAACCCACACCAGCTTGAAACAGGAACACCAATTCGTCTTGTACCAAGAGCAAAAAGTGGGGTTAATGTAGACAAGAGAGTAATTCGTTTACCAAAAGGATTTGATACAAATACAATTTACTATGTAATTGCTCCTGGCAGAAAAACCGATCCTTATGATTATTCTAATATTGGATTATTTAATGGTTCTAATCAACAGAATTTATTACTCGCAACCAGTTCAGAAAATGCTGCTGCAGGTATTTACATCTATTCGTCCGAAACAGATGGAATTGATTCAAATGTAGAAATTGATGTCTATCAATACATTCTTGATTTAAACTATGACTTACATCAGTATCAAACAAAAATTGTTGTGGGATCTTCTTCAATTCTTGAAACTGACAGACCACACGTATTTGATAAACCATCTACTAATGTAACTCCACAATTAGTGTTTTTCCGTATAGGATCTGATATTGTAGGATCTTCACTACCTACACTATCATCAACATTTGGTGGCGCAACTATTTCTAGCAAAACACTTTTTTATGTTCGTTACGTTAGTAGCACAAGATTTACAATTCACGAAACATTTGCAAATGCTCGTGATAATATCAATCCAATCTCTTTCCAACCAGGAAGCAGTGCAGTATTCTACACATTTGCTGATAAGCGTAGATCACCACTTAGATACGATCCTAAAATTGGCGTCTCACCCACAGATGGTTGCTGGTATATAGAAACTCTGTCTACTGGAAACACTATTATTCCTAGAATAAAGCAGTCAGATTATGCTGGAAGATTGAGAACAACTGATTCTTATTTTGAAAGAATTGAAGACAACAGAACAAAAGAGGATAGAATCTATCGTCTGCGTTATGTAGTACCTAAAAATCTTAAGACAGTTCGTGATCCTATCAGAGGATTTGTACTTAAAATTCGCACAGATGAAAAGAGAAGATTACTACCACAAAAAATTCTTCTCAAACCAACTTCAACAGGTGCAGATACAGCAACTCTGCTTGCTCCTGTATCAGGAGAGCGTCTTGGGTTATCCTTACAAGAGCAAATTACGCTCAATCCAAACTTCTCTTCTACATACGATCCATCACCATTTGGTAATCCAAAAAGATTGGAAACAAATGCAAAGGTAGCATTTACTGTTCAATCTGCTAGAAAAGTTTTGCTCAATGGCAAAAATTATCTACAGTTGAATGTTTTTGATATTGGTATTGATGCGGAAGCTTACAAAACCAAGATCCTTACAACTGTTAAAATTTCTTCGCCAGAAGGAGGTAATGGATTTTTTGTAGCAAGCGTAATAAATTCAAACAACACCAACAGAGTAACATGGGCAGGTAATTGTTCTGGCACTGCTTATGTGCACGGATACTTTGCATATGAAAACGAATACTATATGATTCTGAAGGATTTCACTGGAAATTCTTTCATTGATTATTATGCAGCAACACCTACCGTTTTCACCCAAGGTTCTGTAACTGCAACTTTGCTTGA